TATAATTTCCGCTTGTGTTTGTCTCTGTATAGAGATTGTTATCAAGTTTTTCAGCAAGTACACGTGCAATTTGTTGTCTTGCTTCTGTGTAAATTCTATCTGCTGATGCACTTGATTTCTTAACCGCTTTCTTGTTGAATCCAACGGCCTTACCATACTCATAAACTGTAGCAGAAAAGCTACCATCAGTTAGCTTGTCTACTGTCAAACTTTCGTCCTCTGCTGGTGTTTCTGCGTCTGAAACCTTATTAAAATAAGGGAAATTTACAGATAAACCGCTTGTAGTAGAATCGTAAGGGATAAACTCACCCTCTGGAACGTATGCGAACGCTCCATAAACTAATTTTTGATCGAAATAAGCTTCGATATGATCTTGCCAAATTTTCGGCTCAAAAGTCATATCTGTTGATTTTGTAGTCATTTGTTTTTAACTCCTGTTAGTTTTTAAAATCTAAATTTGTAAAGCCTTTTTTGCTTTGCCTCTAAATGTAAAGCGTCATACCGTGCCCGATCGGTGGTAAACATGATGTTTTTGTCACCTTCTGACATTTTGACAAATTCTTCGGCAGTAAGTTTTTCAAAGCTCTTCTTGCCGTCTTCATTTGGTTTTTTGTCGCCATTTACACTTGTTTGAGCGGCACCTTTGCCAACTCCTTTAACTTCCTGAACGATTGAGTCCAAAATTTCTTTTGGCAGCTCTTCATCGTCACCCAATAACCCCAATGCTTCATTTAGTCGGTACTTAAAAAAACCGATTTTGTCTTTTGGGATTTCGTTTTCATAGGCCATTTCTACAACGGCACTATTAAACTGAGTGGCCGTAAGTTCATTGCTTAATGCTGAAACCTGTTCAGATAAATCAACTTCCTCGTCACCATCAACCCCAAATGCAGATTTTAAACCCTTCTCTAGTTTGCCGAGCCTGTCGGATAGTTCTGAATTTGATTTTCTGCGTGAAGCATTTTCATTTCTTAATTTTTTGATCTCGTCTTGCGCCCAGCTAGGTAGATCATCTATCTTATCGCCTTTGGCAGTTCCGCCGCCATCGGCTTGTTTTTTTTGATTGTCTTTTTCTTTTCCATCATCTTTACTTTTTCCGTCTGATGAAGAACCGCCACCAGCACCAGTGCCGTCATCATCTGGACAAAACAAATCGTTGAACATTGAAAAATGTCCGTCTTGATTTGTGATTAATGTTAAAAATAAAACTAATAACTTTCTCATAGTCTTTTGCTCCTTTCTTTGAATTTCTCTTTTTTTTGATTTTGCTAAGTGATCACTTAATATGACGACATACTACTATTATGCGTTAATATTTATTCTGTTGCAATATACTTTTCTCTGAATGGTATTAGTATCGCCCTATCGTTCGGTCTATTAGGTGGTGCCATGAAAACGTATTTTTTACCGTTGTAAACCTGAACAAAAGGTTTTTCTATGTCAACAATAGGATTTTGTTTTGCAAGTTCTTTTGAGTCCTGAGCTGTCCTATTGTCCATTGGATGAATTAACATTTTTTTGAGGTCTGGAATATATTTATCTCTTATCGATAGCATCCCATCTATTTTCGAAATGTTGTAAATACTGTGCATTTCAGTTCTTACAATCCTGTGTGCCTTCCATAGATCGGTATTTAATATTGAATCAATGTCATCTACTGATTGCGAATAGGTTTTATTCTGAATTAAAGACTGAGTTAAGCTATTTTGAATATTTGCCCTCAAGTCTGAATTATATGCCATTATTGACGATGCGAAATTGTTGATTAAAAGATTGTTTTCTTCGGTAGAATCCAATATCACGTCAATTGGTATAGTTGAACTAACTCCTGCAAAATCCTTTTCAAATTTATTGATCTCTGTTACAGAATCTTCAACTGCTTGCTCATAACAATAACTTGAGCTTTCCGATATCGTTTTAGATAATTCTTTTTCGAGTAGTTTAATGCTTATTTCAACCTGTGAAATGGTTGATTTAAGTCTTGCCTCTGTAAACGTGTTATCTCCTGCCGATAATAGCCTGTTTTTAAGCTCCTGAAACGCCACCCTATACTTTGCCAGCATAATTCTCGCCTGCATGTCCTCAAGGCCTGTAAGCCTCTTGGCGTGTCTCTGAATCAATTGTTGATTTGGGTTAAAATCCATATATTATTTTAAAATTGCCCTTTTAATTAGTTTTAATGCCCCTCTTTTGGCTAATTTAAAATATGTTTTTGATCTTTTTATCCCCTTTAGTCCTTTATTAAAAGCGCCTGCTGTTATTGTAGCCGCCCCAAATCCGACAGCTCCCCCAACTATCCCAGCAGTTGACTCGTCTGCTCCAAACCCTGATGATATTTTAGTAGCACCGTAACCGATCAATGCACTTGATAATATGTTAGACCTTTTAGAAAACAACACCGTTTTTTGTGATCTCATTGTTGCACTTCTTGCCAGTCTATTTGATTTATTAAGCAAATTGTCAAATTGTTTGCCAAAATTACCTTTTACTGCAAATTTTTCAGCTTTGTTGGTTAGCATTGAAGCTATTCTGTTTTCTTTCCTTCCTATTTTAATTTGCTTGCTTAGTATCCTGCCTGAAACCTCGGCAGAAATGACACCACCAGCAACACCAGCAACGCCTTTTTTAATATTTGTTTTGTCTTCTTTTGAAAAAATAGGAATAACCCTACCGTTTTTCCTTATAAATTTAATTTTCTTTGTTTCCATTATGTCCTCACTTTTATTTTAATTATTCTGCCTTTAATTTTTCTAAAAATATATTTTGGCATCGTAGCTGCTGCCAACCCTGCCATAGCACCAACAAACAACCCTTTTTTAGTATCTTCTGATCTGGTGTGTGCTGCCGATGTATAACCGGAAGAAAATGCCCCACCAATACCACCTACTGCGCCATATTTTCCAAGCTTTTTTAAAAAATTTATTTTGCTCATGTATTTTTACCTTTGTATTTTTACTTATTGTTTTTCTTTTTCCCTTTTTTGATTGAAGCTATACAAATAGCATAAGAGCTTGACTTGCTCTTACCTTTATTTTCTACATCTTTCACGCATCTTTCTAGTTTTTTTGGCACTTATTACCTCTTTGTTGATTTTAAGTTTTTGGTTAATAGCATAAACATATCGGCAAAAATATCACAATTTTTTTCTGTGTTAAGGTCTGAATGATGCTGATTAAAATACCCATGAGCAAATTCATGCGCTATTGTTTCCATCAAAAAATGATCAGAATAACACCCTTTTTTGTCGTGTATCTCTATAACCATTGTGTGATAGTTAATCCTTCCAACCGCATTACTGTCATCAAGCAATTTATCAACTTCGATAACTTTGTACGCTCTTGAGCCTATGTTTAATACTTTTGGTAATTTCATTTGTCTGACCTTCCTAGATTCTGATAGCAATTTTTAAATGTTTTCGATGCAATCATCTAAAAACCGCCCTGCCACCCGAACTGCTGTTGAGTATTTACCTTTTGAACCTCAAGAGCAATATCCTCAACTGGGATATCTGGTATCATGCTCATAATCCATTTTAACGCTGTCTCTCTACTTATTAAATTACCAGTAACCATCTGCATGATGGAGCTTATAATTTGTTGCTTGTCTTGCGTAGTCATTGGGAAGATAGGCGGCCATGAGAATGTCAAATCAAAAGATTTTGGCTCATACTGTGGCGGCATATTGATATAAAGCTCAAATCCTCGCTTATTCATTATGATTAATGTGCCAAGAATCTTCTTATATAGCTCTAGCAACCCAGCTTCAACCATTGGTCTTAATTCATTAATAAAGTCTACCATCGGGCCGTGTAGAACTTCCATTGCTTTTGCAGATTGTGCGCTTCCAACAATCTTTTCAGGGTCTAATAAAATTATGCGTGCTATGTCTGTTATGTTTTTGTGTAGATGTTTATCTCGAAAGTCATTTGATGATGATAAACCAGATTGACCAGCTTCTAAAAATGTCGCTGAACCTTCACGCCCTAACGACCATGCTTTTGAGGTTGATTTTATCAACTCGTCAACTTCGTCTTGAGTCATCCCAGACAAAATAAGCTGTGGGTCTGTGCCATATTCGCAAGCGTTTGCAGATTTTGAAAGATTATAATTAAATTCGTCAATGAATGATAAAAAAGCCTCATCAACAAATGTTTCTCCGTCTGGTGTGTTTTTCTCGAAGGATGTTCTAAACCAAACACCCTGGACAAAGCCGAGCTGATGATCAATTCTTTCTATTTCTTGGAAATTTGGCTCAACGCTTGCCTCATAAAGAGGATTGTCATAGAGAATATCTTGCATTTGTCCTAATAAGGTCTTGCTCCATTTTGTTTTAGCCTTTCCTTTATTATCAAGATCGTTTTCGTCTTCAAATATAAATTTGATTGTTACTTCAGTTAATTCATTTGCTTCGTCAAAAACAGGATAGCAAAATTTTGAATCATATCTTTCGATTTCAGGTTTTCCATTAATAACTTTTGACCTAATAAAACATGAGCCTACTATTGGAAATTTCTTAAGAGCTGACTGCACCTTACTTTTAAGCATCATTCCCCTTTCGACTAGTTCGGCAAAATATTGCAGCTCTGGGTCTTCTGTGACTGTCAAATCTGGGTAGGTGCTTTGACCGATTAGTTTCGATGAAATTCTGTCACATAATACTTTCAGAAATGGATAGACAACCTTTGGCTGCGCATTTCTTGAAGATATCGCATCGTCGCCATTTTGCCATTCTTCCCACGTCATCAAATGATCGTATTGCTCTGATTTATAATATTTATCTATTTTATTTAAAAAATTTTTTCTATATTTTTGCGGCTTTTTAATTCCCTCGGATGCAATAACACCAAGGATATTATTGGCACGTGTTTTCGACCTATTTCTTAAAGCTATTTTTCCGTTTTCGATTAAACCCATGATATTACCTCGCAACTTAAATAATACTATTAAATGTCAACAAATAAAACAATCAAGTTAATCTTGGTCTTGCCTTGACTCCGCCAAGGGAATATTTACCAGTTGCCAAATTCCACGCCATTTCTAGCGCATCACAGCAATCGTCGTGCGTAGAAAATGGGAAATCCCAAAGCTGGCTGAAAAATTCAGGAGAAAGGTCTTTTGATAGCAATATGTTCCCATGATAAACCTTAGGCTCTATTGTATAGATACGCTTATGTTTGTTCTCGGTCTGGGTTATCTCGTAGAAATTAACCTTTTTGCTTTCCTTTTCGTCCTCGTTTATTCCCGTATATCTTTTTTCTTGCTCTTTCCTGATGTTTTCCATCAATAGTTCACGATAAAGATTATACTCAACCCCGAAATTAAAATAGCCAAATTTGTCATGTAAATCAAAAATTGCGCTTATATAGGCAGAAGGAGAAACCCTTTTAGTATAATCGCTAACAACAAAAAGTCTGTTACTTGATGGGTGATAGTAACATGATAGAATACATGTATAATCTGCTTTCTTTTTCGCCGTTGGTTTTGTTTGCCCCGTAGCAGGGTCTATTACTCCAAGTGGAGTCAACACCGAAAAAGGCAATATCTTGCCAGTTTTAACAATTTTAACTCCATCTTCAACCAATTCGCACCAGCTAGTATTGTCTTGGGAAAAAGGTCTTTCGTCGTCCGACAGTGGATTGTTTTGCATCTCTTTTTGAAAAGAACGCATCCCAATTTCTATAATCTCTTCTTGTAAGGAATAGTAGTCTTTGTTTGACGGCCATAAAACTTCTGTGCCCTCTAGCATTTCATTTTTATTTAACTCGAAAAAATCTTTGGCTCGTTGTTTCCGTCCTTCGTCGTCAAGATTAGTATATATGGCAGTCCATTGCTCCCATAAATCACTTCTTTTAGACCATGATATGATAGCTTTGTACTCTCTTGATTCATATCTTGGATTGTTAAGCAAATATTTGAGTAAAGATTTCTGGTGAATAACAGTGCCAACAAATTCAATATTGGTGTGCTTGTTACCAATCTTTGATATAACCTCTTTGAACCAAGATTCCATTTTTTCACGCTGTTCTTCACTCTCAACATGACTAGAATGTTCAACGTCATCACATATAATTTTACTAGGTCTAAAATTTTTATACCTCGCCCCCCGAATTTCAGTTCCCGACCCGACCGCAAGAACCCTAATATCAATTTCTCCCGAATGGCAGACAAAATCTTCCGTGCCTGCAACTCTGCCCTTAAAAAAGGTGCCATAAATATCAATAAGAAGATCATTGTTTTGCAACTCGGTTTTAATATCTTTAAGCTTTGCAATTGCTTGCGGCTTGGTATTAGATACCACAACAATAAATCGCTCCAATCTATAGCAAATGTCGTGTATTGGTTTAATAACTGCTTTGATTGTTGATTTAGCGAAGCCTCTAGGGGCACAATCGGCACGCCGTACATCACGCTCACCAAACTTATAGCTTTTGAAAGCGTCCAAATGGAAAGCGTTAAATTCGCTGACGATATAATGCGAGAAAAACGTAAGAGCAAATAACTCAATGTCTGTAGCGCATCGATAAAATAAAATCTTTTTCTGCTGTTCTCTGAGAGCATCAACTCTATTGCCATTACTTTGCAAACTTCTTTTGATTTCATCTTCTAGCTCTTCATAAACTTCTTTAAATATCTCTGGTTCAAGATTTTCAAATAAACTTATTAATTCAAGGTCTTCTTTCGACCAATTATCGATTAATTTCATCAATTATTCTACTAACAAGCTTTTCAAACTGACCGTTGCTTAAAAGCTCAACCCCTTTAATTGGGTAATTAAAATTCAAATTGCACCAATTTTCAGACCTATCTATTTTTATTTCTTTGCGTGCATAAACATATAGCTTTGATTGCTTACATCCTTCTTTGCGGAGAAACACACATGCAATAGGTCTTCCCTGTATATCCGACAAAATCAAACCTGTTTTATCAACCCTGCTAAATACCATCATGCTATTTATCCTTTTTTAGACCAGAAAGCCTTTTTATCCTGTCTAATATGCTCTTATTTGTGTCATTTTGTGGCGTATCTGGTGAAATAGCTTTGGCAATGTCCATAAGTTTATTGAGAGCGTCTACCTTTGCCCTCATATCAACCCTTACCTGATCGCCAAACATGCCGCTAGTGATATTTCCGGCAGCTCTAATGCGTCTTCGCTCTCGCCTTGTTAGTTTTGAGAAATTAATTGGTGCCTGAACCTGTTCGCCTGTTTCTTCGTCGATTTTAGTTTCATAAAAATCGTCAAAATTGACGAAAGCAAGATTTTTATATTCTTGGATTATTCTACTTTTTGATATTTTGCCGTATGAATCTTGCTCCATTCTATAACTGATGTATTCTCGCCCTATTTTGCTCTTAACTACATCGTAAACATACTCACGTGTACACCCGACTTTTCGTGCTACCTCTGGGTATCCTGCGCAGTCATTATCATAGTAAATATCGAGTATTTCTCGCATTGCTGACGTTAAGCCGTCAAAAGTTGCCTCGGTTCTCATATTGAGAATTTCTTCGTCTGGAATGTTTGCAATATCGTCTATATCGTCAAGATTTAGGTCAAATTTGCTCATTTCTTAGCCTTTGTAATGCTATTTTTTCCTTTCTATATTGGATGCATTCTTTCAATGCAATTAGAATACCGTGAGAGACATAACCCTTTTTGGAGAGCTTTTTTAATGCCTCTTTTTGGTCTTTAGTTATGCTTATGTTTACCCGTATAACCTTTTGTAATTGTTCATTTTGGAGTATTTTTCGTGCTGCCATATTTTAATAATATCAATTGCTTTATTTTTTGTCCATTAGATTATTCTGTATAATTCCTTTTGCCATTTGGATAATCACTATGTGCCAATCTCTCCTCGTTTGTCGGAAAACAAGAACATGAAAAATTTGTTACAGCGTGTTTAGATTCAATTTTTTCGTCCAGCATGTTGATGTAATTCCGCAGGCATCTAGCAGACAATCCCAGTTCCTCGGCAGTCCTTGCCCTTGAGCCATTATATTTAACTAATATTTGACAAACCTTATCTAAAAATTCTTTTCGCTTGTTTTTGTCTCTTGGAATTGATTTTGCTCTTGCCATTAGAATATTTTCTAATGGCAAGAGCAAATGGGGAAGATTAAAATATCTCGACAACCTCATTTCTCGACCATCTGTTCAAAACCTCGTCATATTTCCAACCATTCTTTTCAAGCCAAGATGCAACCTTAAGATTTCTTGAGCTAAACTTGAGCATACCAACCATATGCACTTCTGTATGGCATTGGAAGCATAGTGGCATTAGATTTGATTCCTCGTCTCCTCCTCCTGCCCCTCTGTGTTTAACGTGATGTTTTATCCTTGTTGGGATCCCGCAAGCTGTGCAATTTAACATCTATTTGCCTTCTGGTAAAAAAATGGGCGATATAAAACCGCCCAAATTTTGAAAACCCTATCAACCAAGGAATATTAAATTATGTCGTTTGCTTTAATCTGTCAAATTTATTTTGTTACTTTGGGATAGTTTTATGCCAACTAACAACAATTGCTTTTCCACAAAGTCTTTATCTGCGTTGCCTATAATATAACGTGCCAACAAATTTACTATTGCTAGTCTCGCAACAAGACCTTTTGTTTTATCTGGGTCAAACATCACAGTCATTAACCGTATCGCTTCGATTGCCGAACATTCTACAACTTCGCTCTTTTCCATTTAATTAATCCCTATATAATCAAAAATTACCATTACTATCACTACAAATAAGACCATTGAGCCAATTTTAACAATCATATAATGCCCTTACAAAGCTTGCTGCCATGCCATCCAGATTTATCGTATGTCGCAAATAAGCGCAAATGGAACACCTCAACCCAAGAGGCAATCCCTAAATTAACTCTGCACCCTGTGCGATGTGAAACAGTCTCGTCGATCGAATATCCCATCGCCCAATTTGCACAATTATTTAATTTTCCCATGTGCTTGCCGAAAAAAGGTATTAAGGTAATAGGAGACAAGCACCAATAAGTTACCCAACAAATTACATACAGTGGCAATCCCCATTTCCGCTTACCATAAATCAATGGCATTACCCATAAACTAAAAGTAAACAAGTAGGCAATTGTAAATGGTAGTAATAAAATTTTTGCTATTATTCTAAGTGGTTTCATTCTTCTAGCTCCTTTGACACCATTTTAATAATTCCGTTTATATGGTCATCACGGGTTGACGTAGAATCAATATAATGGTCTATTTCAAGCAAAGCTTTTTTTAATTTGCTAATCTTCTTTTTCATCTCAATATTATCCCGAACAATTTCCCCTGCTTTGCCTGCATCAATTGGGGTATATTTTTTATTTTTTAAAAATATCTCAATCTTTTTATTCAGATCATTGCTAAAATGCAACTTCGGTATGTGTTTTTTATTTTCTTCTACAGTGCAAGGCGTGCCACATAGTTCACATGGTTCACATGTTTCACATGGTATGTATTTACTCATCTTATTTTTCCATTTTATTTTCTATCTCTTCAATTATTTCATTCAGCAAATACCACGTTTGAGTTTTTTCATCATAGCCCAATATTGTAGTTATTTCTATATTGCCAACTGTTTCACTGCTCACCTCAATTAGCAACTTCTTGTTATGTATTTCATTAATAGCTTGTTTCATTTGCTACCTCTCCTACTATATAGCAAACTTTCTAATTCTTTCGCCACAAACTGTTGTAAATATTTTTTTGTTCATTATTCATTTTCCTGCGTCTTACAAGCCTAATAGCCATTTAAAAAAACGAATCTCTGTCTGCATAGAGGATAGCAATAGTTGTTCTTCTGCAAGCTTGTTGCTTATTCCCACAAAATAGTAGCCGTCAATCTTTTTGCGCCATTCGTTTTGTCTCTTGCTCAACTCTTGAACCTTGTCGCTGTAGTCCTTTTCTAATCTGCCTTTTCCCGTATATATTTTTAATAATTCTGCAAATTCGTTTTCTATTTTTAAAACTTCCATTCTGGGGTCATGGTCAAACGCATATTGCAAATTATGCACTATCTCTTTTTGTTCGTTGATTGCTTTTTCAAACGCATATAAAAGCTTTTCTTTTGCTATTTTATTGTAATTCATTTATCTCTCTTGTTTATTTTTTTGCTCAAGCTTTTTTATACCTGCCTTAGTGATTATCATAGACGTATAACCAAGCAACTTTTTTAATCGCCTTTTTTCAACTATCAATTCAAACTTCTTTTCGCAATTTTTGCAAAAATTACTAGTATTAATATCACTAAAACTGCCGAGATAATTATCATTCTCCCTGCTTTCGCTAATTGCTATACCTATGCAGTCGCTATAACCAGCAATATTATCATCCAAACAATCCTCAATAACACCGAAAGCTTTTTTATTTTCTTTGAGTGACAATTTTATTTTTGCATATTGTAATATAAGCTCATCGCTATTCATAATGTTCCACCTTTTTATAATTTAACTATTATTTTAGTTATCATATTTCCATCGTCGTCAACGCCTGCTTTTGTCCATCTCCTAATGACATAATCAGCAAGGCCGGTCATTTCTGCAATTTGCTTAACTGTATAAATACCGCCTTTATAGCGATATGTATTACACTTTGAATTATTGCCTTTTGCCATTTAATACCTCACTAAAACATTTTTAATTTTGCCGGTAACTATGTAATCTCTAATTATGCCCGTGATCGGAAAATCTATATTGTGAAACACTTCCTCACTTTTAACCATTTCGCCCAATGATTCTAATATTTCATTCTCAATCTTTTCTCTGTTTTCCTTGTCTGTCTTTTTCTTAAGCTCCTCAATTTCTTTTTTCTTCCTTTCTTCTTCTAGCTTTCTTTTGATTTCTATTTTTTGTCTTTCTTCAGCTTCTTTTTTTTCTCTTTCAAGTCTTTCAATTTTTTGTTGCTGTTCTTTTTCTCTTAAATCATTTTCCTCTTTGAGCTTCTTGGCCTTTTCTACCTCTTGCAATGCTTTTAGTTCAGCATCCTTTTTTAATTGCTCTATTCTTTCAATTTCTTTTCTTGCATTTTCTTCAGCTTGTTTTTTTGCTCTTTCTTCCATTTCTTTTTTTGCGTTTTCTTCTCTTTTTACCCTCTCAATTTCTTCTTTCTCTTTTCTTTCTTTTTCTTCTCGTTCTTGTTTTTCTTTTAGTAGTTTTGCGTTTTGTCTTGCCATTTCTTCTGATTCAATTAAAAGATTATATGAGCTTTCCAGCACTAATATTGCTTTACCAACAATTAATGACTCTGACGTTGACTCGTCGCCTGTAATATTTAAAGATTCTGATAATTCTTTAATTCTTTCGATTTTAATTTTTATATCGTGACTTGTTTCGCCAAATAATACCATTCCCAAACTTTTTATTTCGTTAATAGTATCAATTTTCTTTTGTAAAATTGCTTTTTGTTCATTTTCCCACTCTGTGAGAGGCTTTCGTATATCGTCTTTAATGCCGTCTAGTGTATCCCTTAACTTTTTCCTTTCGGTATCAACTTTTTTGCTTTTTGCTTTCCACTCCTCCGTTAATTTTGCGCCGGCATTATCAATCATCGTTTTAGATTTTGCAACCCTATATGCAAATGATGCAATTTCTTTTCTACCTTTTTCAGTTTTTAACAGTTCTGGAATTTCTGGCCTAAAATCTTCACATTTTTTCTTAATTTGCTCAATAACATAATCTATACCCCCACCAGTATAAACAGATAAAACCGCCCCTTCGTCCTCAAAAATAATTAATTCATCTGACATTTTTAACTCCTATTTTATTAAGATTTTATCGTTAATATTTTTTACTTCTTCGCTTGCTTCTTTTTGCCCTGCAAACCAGTCTTTTGGCTTTGTGATTCCATCTCTAATTGAGTTATAAATACCTGTCATTTCAACCAAGTCATCAATGATAAAATCTTTTAGCTTTTTCTTTGATCTTTCTTCAATCATTTCCGCCGATATTGTTAGCTTACCAAAAACCTCAACTATTTTTCTCACCCTATCAGCAAAAGGCACCTCGTTATTGCCTGCTAATGTCAGTTTACAAACGTCCGTTGCTGTTTCCACTATGTCACTAGGGATAATGCCCAAAATGCAAGCTCTGACTCTCCTGGCACCCTGATTCGCCACCAATTCGTATATGTCTCTAGGGTCTGTTAGCTTATCAATTCTGCCCTTGGCCTTACGCTCGTGTTTAACGGTGAAAACTTTTGTTTGTCTTACGTTTGTTTGCAAATCCCAGCAATACGCCTCAACCGTACTTTCACCGTCTTTTTGGTCTAATTCCCTTATTCCAAAATCGATATTACCCCAAGATTGCGCAATTACTTCCGCAAGTCTTATTGACGCTCCTATTACCGTCTGACCTCCTCTTGGGTATTGGTAATATGATTTTTCGGCAAGCTTTATTCTTGAGCAAGCTCGTTTAATTTGCTCTAACGCTCTAAATTCATCGCGTGGAAATTTTTTTGCCATGATGATTTGACCTTGCACTTCGCTGATTGCTCTATTTGATTGTACTGTCATTTGATCGCTATTATTTTCAATTTTATCCTGTGTTATTAACTCCATCTCATTGACTCCTTGCCGCTTTCAACGTATTCAAAAATTGTGTCCTGATCGAACATCTGCAATATTTCTGTTGTAGAAAAATTATCTATAAATATTTTTAAAATATCTTCTTTGTCGATAAGATCAATTTCGACTTCAATAGTTCCCTCGTCGTAATTTTTCGCTGAGAAAGAATTGCCATAAAGTTTAATTTTCATTTTTTTTGCCTTTGCCCTGGTTGTTAATTTGCTTTAATTTAAAGCAATAAAAACATGCTGTCAAATCTTTTTTTGATTTATTTTTTATCCTCTTTTGCGCGACTGAACGTCATAGCCGTACGCAGGCAAATCAATCTCGATAATCTCTTTAGAGTATGATTCCTGCTTGTTTTCTTTCGCTTGAGCATAATAAGCCAGATTATCTTGATATAATTCCCTACCAACTTCAATAACTCTATCGGGTGCCAAGTACAGTCCGACCGAAAAAGGATGATTTTTTTCTACCGCCGCAAAAATAAAACTGTTTTTAGTACCTGTTATTTTATCGATTATGTCAGTATAGTAAGCTGCTTGCCTGTCATAGTTAAAGCTTACCATCGATCGCCTAAAGCCATTAAAGCTTGCGTCCTGTGTAGTTTTAATATCTGTTATAAGCGACAACTCTGCGCTATACATATCAGCTCTACATTTTTTTAATACATTGTTTTTTTTGTCATTGATAAAAAATGTTACTTCATTTTCGGATTTAAGGTAGATTGATTTAAAATATTCGTTGTCAAAAAGATTCTTTTTCATTCCGGCAGCATTGTTAAAATCTTCTAAACCTACTGCATACTTTCCGATAAAGCTGACTTCCCATTTGTGCATCAACTCATCATTTATTTTACCAAATGTTTCTAGCCACTGTTGCTTTAATATTTGAAATTCTTTTTTCCTTCCAAAATTTGGCATTTCCTTCATTATTGGTTTTGTCGAATCATCATAAAGTTTATATTTTTTTTCTGCCAAATCCGGCAACAAAACGAGGTCATGAAAATAGGTTCCGAAAAGCAAACTATCCATCTGCAAAGGTTTTTTTGTCTTGCTAAGATTTTTAATTAGTGTGTCTTCTTCTGAGAACTCGTCAATCTTTTGCATCCTCGCAGAATATAAATGCGCTAATGATTTATCTAGGTACTGCAAACTTGAATTTGATAGGCCGGGGCAATTTGGATGATGATAAACTTCAGAGGGGATATTTTTAAATATTCCTTCGAGTGTTCCTTCCTCTTCTTTTTTAATTAGATCAAAAAGGATTTCTTCGTTCTCGTCTGATAAACCTATTCCAATTTCATAAACTCTTGATGTCATTTTCTTTACTCCTTCATGTTGTAAAATTATTACTTTTTTGCTTGACCACCAAAAAATAAAGCATTAGTTTTTTTACGTCAACAAAAAAGTAATAATACTTTAAAAAAAAAAAGGAGACCAAAAAATGGAAGAAAAAAAATTATCTAAAGGCAGACCAAAGCAAGAAAATACTTACTTTGCGGCATCTGTACCAATCGAATTTGCGGAACTAATCAGGAAAGCTGGATGTGACTCGCCATCAATCGGCATCCGTATTTTATGGAATGAAATAAAAAACGATGTAAAACTGTTAAAAAAACTAAGAAGAGAATAGTGTGGCAAGGATAAACATTGAAGATTCATTGTTTACAGACCCATATTTTATGCACCTATGCGCCTTACTTAAAAGCGACATTAAAGCAATAGGATATTTTGTAAAAATTGCAAGATTGGCACAAAGTTTCTGGAAAAATGGTAAACAATTAATTCCAAAAAGCATCTACGAATACCAAAAATTTCCATCTGCTATAACCGAGTCAAAAATGGTAGTTTTAAAAGAAAATGGGTACTATCTTCACGGGTCTGAAAAAAATTTCGCTTGGATTTTTTCAAAACGCGAAAACGGGAAGCTTGGCGGTAGACCTGCGAAAGTTATTGAAAACAAAGGAATATCAAAAACCGAAACCATAACCGAAACGGAACCCACTAATAACCCTCTTTACTCTTTACTCTTTACTCATAACTCAATTAAAGAAAAAGAAAGTATGTCGAGTTCACACTCGACCACAGAAAACTCAAAAAAAATTTTAGAATATTTAAATTCAAAAACTAATAAAAATTTCAGATTCGTGGAAACTAATATAAAATTAGTAAAATCCATTTTGCAAATTGCAAGCATTGAAGAAATTAAGCAAGTGATTGACAATCGTGTTTCAGCTTGGATGTCTGACGCCAAGATGCACGAATATTTACGGCCGTCAACACTTTTCAGGAAAGTAAACTTTGAAAGCTACCTAGCTGAATCAACCAAAAACGGAGTACAAAATGCAAACAGTAAAATATCAGGCGAAGAAAGAATCAAACGCTTTGAAGCCTTATCAAAAGCAACTATCGCCTGAGATGGAATTAATCAGGAATTTATATTTAATTTATCAGCCCGAAAACTTTGTCAACGAAATGAATTTTTTAGGGATTATGACTTACTTTAAGCTCAATCACTGCTGGAATGTTGACGATATTGCAAATGTTTTAAAACTTGCGCTTAGATTTTTTGTTGTTGAGCCTGATGCTAAACGAATGCACCCCATCGGGCCAGACATGTGGAAATACATAAGCGAATACGTATGTGCCAAAAAAAATTACGATAAAGCTTTTTACAATCTAAAAAAAACTGAAGGCGAGATTTAAACTTGCTTTATTATTTTCAATGCTGTAAATTTGCTTTTTAATAATTTTAACAACGAGAAAAACGTGAAAGAAAAAAAAGAGAAAGAAAAAGTTTACCGATTGACTTACGAAATTACAAAATCGACCTACGAGCAACTGCAAGCAAAAGTGGCAGAATTTAATTTCCCAAGCATGATCGAATTTATGCGAAGCGCAATCCGCAATTGGCAACCAACGCGAAATAAGCCCGTTTTACGAAAAAAAGTTGCCACCCCTGCCATACCTACCAACCCCCCATGCAAAACCGCTCGTAGTGGCAAAATACCCATATCCTCGAATTGATTTTTTTGTGTATGCCTAAAACAATTTTAAAAAAGAGCAAATTTTGAAAAAAGAGACAATTTTAGAAAACGCAATTTTGAAATATTTAAGCTTGGCGACAAAGTGGCTTTTCTGGAAAAATCCCGACCAGCAAGAATGCAGAAATGGGGTATATCGTAAACATCCTTGGTCAATAACTGGAATATCTGACATAATTTGTTGTTTACCGAATGGTAAAACTTTATGGGTTGAAGTCAAAACAGATACAGGAAGGCAGTCACCAGCGCAAAAGCAATTTGAGAAAAGTTTAACTGATCTAGGGCATAGTTACTTTGTAGTTAGATCGCTTAAAGACATTGAAAATATTGTGAAGGATTATCAAAATGTTTAAATGCATTATCGTTGCTATAATCGAATCAAAAGCAAAGCTTGGTAAACCGATCGAAAGAATCGAAAGGAACAATATTACAGGCAAACCACAACGGAAAAAGATTAATACATTTGACCAAGAATCTCACGTCGAGATTGAATTTCCAGAATGGCCTCTAAAAATAAAATACATCAACGAAGCAATTGAGCGATTAAGATCGCAATCGGCAGTAGTGGCCATGCAACACCTATCAAACGCTAGAAAAGCAATAGATTTATCGATACATGTTCAGCCGATTATTCTTTCAAAGCAAGATAAGTACAAAATGGAAACCGAGAAAAGCATGAAGCATGGCTATGCTTTTCAGTATCCGGTAGAATGGAAACCCTACCCACTAGAGTCATATTACGTCAAAATTAAGATTCCATACCTAGCAAATAATTTAGAGAGTGAATTTACAGTCCATCAGGGAATGGACAAAATATTGCCATCGATAAAACAAGTATTAATTAATAGCGGAGTATCATCGTTATGATAGATTTAAGTAAAGCAACACAAGAATTTAATGACCTTCCAGAAAACGAAAAAATTAATATGGGTAATGCCCTTAAGATCATCCAAAAATCTAATTCTCTTAGGCTAGCATCGGATAAAGATCGCATGATGTGGGCAAATGGATTTTCAAATGGGGTAGAATTTATGCGGCAAGAAATTGCTCTAAACATCGATGACATGATCAGTTTTTACAACGATGATTTTAATAAAACCCAAAGCCCCATTGCTCAAGGGCATGTTATAGCTTTAAGTAATCTTAAAAATGGTCTATTATCAAATCTTGGAGTTAAAAAAGATGAATTGCATAGTTTGTAAATCGATAACAAAAGATAAAACTAAAAATATTCCTTGCTGTAGGAATTGCAAAGAGAAATTAATTGAAGCTCGTAAAAGGCATCACCTCCTTAAAAAAATAAACCAACCTGAAACTATATTGGATAAAAAAAGATGAAAAAAAGTATATTAATAATTATTGGTCTGCTAATGACTCTTTTTATTAAAGACAAGTATGACCAATGGAAAATCAATAATTGTAAACCCCAATTTATTTCTGATGATGTTTATATGGTGAATGAGGGTTGTCAGCTTCCTGAGGGATTTAAGCCAGAAACAAGCGAAGATTTTAAGTGATTGATAAAAATACTTTATTGTTTATAGCAATTCTTATTTTTTTAAATATCGTTTACAGCATTGCTTTAATTAATAAGATTGACAATAAAACTCTCATCGAAACAAGATATTTTGTTAATGGTAACTTAGATGATTGCTCAACCAGATATTTTATTGAAAAATCAAAGTGAATTATATTTTGTTATTTCTTTCAAATCAAAATTTGGGCAAGTTTTCCCTTTTTCGCTTAATGCCCAATGTGGGTAAACGTCTTTCCAGTCCAAATGATAAAAACTAAGTAAAGATTTTATCAGATTATTTGCCTCTCTAAATTGTGCCTCTGTAAATTTATGATTCCCAACTAAACAAACACCAACCGAATTATGATTATGGTTAAAGCAATGTGCCCCGATTAAACTTACCTTCCTGCCTATTCTTAGCGCACCATCTTTTTCAATTACAAAGTGATACCCGATATCATCAAAACCCTTGCCTGTCGTTTTAAATTCTCCCCATTGAATCATTTTGCTCGTTGGTGATGTGTGCAGATCATAAAGCTCTTGCATTGTATGATCTTCATTGGCAGTGCAATGAATAACTATTATTGATGTTTCAATTCTTTTTTTCATCTTCTAATATTTCCCATGATTCTTTATCTTCGTCTAACGTATTGTCTACTGGTTTACTCTGATATTTTTCAACTGCCTTAATTAGAGCATCTTTTGCTTTTTGATTCTTTTCTATATAAGAAAAAATATAACCGACTATCGGGGTTAATATCTTAATTACAAAAGTAACAATTGCTTCAACCATTTTAACCTCTAACCATTGATAGCTGATATTCTAAATCAGACACTTTTTTTAGTAGAACATTAACATCTGCTTTAATCTTTAAAATTAAAACATCAACTTCATTCAGACTTTCCCAGTTAGTTTTATTCAGCAATAGATCAATATTCTTTTCTAGTTCAGTCATGAAAATCAACCTTGTCAAAAGATAGTATTGTTAATCTGTGCCTTTTGCCGCTAATTTCACCCTTAAAATAAAATGAACACATATCGTTAGGGCCAGCAACCAAACTAATAGCTTTGCCAAAATATTTTTTATATTTAATTGCTTTGCCGTTTTTATCTACAACACCAGAATTATCTAAACATGAAGAAATATAGGAAACATCTTCTTTAAACTTTATTGACTGTGTAGTTCCTCGCTTTGCCTGACATGCAGAAACGCCCTTGCTATCGTAATTTTCGCCATTGCACGATATATTTGCCTCTAGCTGTAAATCTGCTTGTTTGAAAAAAACTTTGCCTTTAGACTCAACATTCTTATCAAAAGCCGCAAATTCTAAAGGGCAAAATCCTTTTTCTAAATCTGTTGGTATATATGTTAATTTTATTTCATTCTTTTGCTTGATCTTAAATATTGTTTTTGTAACATTTGCAGCGTCCTGATAACCGTGATATCTGTGGCAATTGGAAACGAAAAAATAATCTAAATTGCCTTTTGAAATAATGTGAAAATTGTATGATTCTCTCTCTGGAAATACGACAACGCCACCAGCTCCATTAATATTAAGATCATACCTAGACGTTATTCCAGAGCAAGAAAACGAGATAAAAAAAAAGAGAGCAATAATTATTTTTTTATAAACCATTTATCTTTCCCTATTCCTGAATTTGTTTTCGTTCTTAGAAGTATTCCAATAATACCATTTGATACTAATAGCGTCCTAGTTTCCTGATTAATAAGGAGATAGCCGCCAGCGATGCCAACGACTATCAACAACAAATTAAACCAAATAGTTTTCGACTTAAACCAATTTTTCAAAATTACTTCTTTTCTTTAAGTTCTTTTACTTTTTTGCCAAATTTAATCCAAGAATCAACGGCATGACCTGTTGTCTCAAGTGATTCAATAGCTTCCTCAACAATTCCCTCGATAACATCATCAGATAGGTCAAATTTATTCTTAAAGATAACCTTAAGATGTGCCATTTCTTCCGAATTAAGGTCTTTAACTTGCGCTAAAAATGTTTTCCAGTCTGTTTTAATCATTGCAAAGATATCATCAGCAATATTTATAATCGCCTTATAATCTCCATGAACTACTGACTCAATAACATTCCCAATTTCCCCTAGTGCCTCAATAGCTGGCTCGATCTGATCTGTACCTAATTCAACTGTTTGTTCTTCTGACATTTTATACCCCTTTTTATGTTTTAATGCTTTAAAAAAGCACCTAGTAAACCCATTGCACTAGCTGTAATTGTTCCAAGTAGCCCGTAAATTTTAGCTTGTGACTTTAAATTTGTCTTTACCTTCGCAAGCTCAATACTAGTTTTTAGCCTGCACTCGTTATGATCGCAAATAGCTTTGTCTAGCTTATCTTCGATTCTATCAAGGCGTTTAATTATCTCTTGCATCTTTAAATCTCTTCGACATCTGCTTCATTGCCTAAAGCAACCCAAGCTAAATATGCCTGATATTCCGTGTTGTTTTCATCAATTGGAATATTTTCTTTTGTTTCGTTATCAAAAATTATCTGATTCCCAAAACTATCAATCATTATTTTATATTTCATTTTTTACCCCTTATTATGGATTTGAAACCGCTGTCCAGTGATAACTTATTCTTGACTGTGAATAGGTGCTGCCAGAACTATTATTTATAAAAAACATTTTTTTGTAAATGAGTGAGGAGCTTGCTGAACCAATTGTTGCCCCATTATCAAAATAAGATACACTTCCGGCAGTGCCATCAAAAGCATAAAAAGTAACTGTTGGAGAGCCGTTCATCTCTCTTTCAAAAAACACCTCATCAAAATACATGCCGTTTGTCGGAGCTGATTGGCAAAAAACTCCTCTAATCCCATCCCAAGAGCTTGCCGTTCCTACTGCCGTAGCATAATCATAGCTTTTTTGAAAAAATGGCAAACAATCCCAAAGATTTTCATTAAATGTTTTTGGGACAAAATCGGTATAATCTCCACCAATTTCTAATTTTAATTGAGTTATTTCTATATAGTCGCCATTATTAACTGTTGTAGTTGGTTCATCATATATAATTAATTGAATTTGGAACGTGCTTGTATCTGGCGTACCTGTAACATAAAGCTTTTGCCATGTACCGTCACCAGTGTGAGGAGAACCAAAATATGAGGTACCACCGGAAACACTAACCCTTAATCTTGCAATAGAACTATTTGATTTTACCCATGCGCTAAATGTTATTTCTTTGTTTACCAGTATGCTCCCTGTTTTAGCTGGTACTTTTTGCGAAAATCCAATATTGCCGGTAGTTGTTGCGTTTGTTGATGTAATCCTCAAAGAGTAGCTGTTATCGTTGGCGTTTGGCTGATTAGTACTCAACCACTGCTTTGTTGATGTTATTCCGGCAGTATTCACAAAGAACATATCAATATAATAACTTCCCTCTGTTGCGCTTGTTGCGGCAGCGTTTAAAACCAAAGCCCCCCTCTGATTTATCCTCATATCGCCGTTTATTGCCCAATTGGCCCTTGGTAATTGTTCACCAATTCCGATAAATGTGCTTCCATCGTTTGCAAAAGATATTGCATTGGCAGAATTATCCCACTTAAGTTTAGGATTGCTTGCCCCTGCCCCAATATCGAAAGTCAAAGTCTGATCTGCTGCTGTACCGTCACCAATTGTAAGAGAGTCATCAAGAACAAAGGCATCTGTACCAAAACTTAATGACTTTGAATAACCATTAAAACCAAGCGTTTTTGTTCCCGAAGCTGCCCCACTTCCAAAATTTAGCGTATCTTGATCATAATTTAGTGCCTTGTCTGCGCTTAAAACTCTAAGCTTAGGGTTAGTACCACCAAAGTTAAATTCAAACCCCTTATCAATGTTTTGTGCCGTTCCGATTTTTAAATTATCGTTAGGTATAGTCTGACTCCAAACATTCCAAGAAAACAAAATAGTAAAAATCAAAAATAATTCTTTCATGTGTACACCTCTATTATTCTGTAATGCTGTATAGATGAATTGTATTTGTTCCTTCATCCAAAAAGTCATTATCACAATTGTTATATCTAATACCTGTAATGTCTGCCCAGTCTGAACCGTCTAAATGCAATCCATAATCGCCGCCAGAAGAAAAATCTTTAAATCTACCGTTTACAATCTTACAAAAATCGCCCTGTATGATTAATCCGATTGTAGCTGTTCCTTTCGTGAAGGTAACACCTTTTTTGAAAACTATTTCAATATTATCATTGGTAACAGTAGGAGAGCTATCGATAGTTTCATCTTCCAAAACTAATATTTTCCATCCGTCGCTAGCGGCAGTTAAGGCAGCTTCTAAAGTTGAATAATTTGCCTGTGGGATTGTTCCGACAACTGCATCATATTCGTAAGAACCAATCGGGTCTAAAAATGTACAAATAGGTAACAATTCTCTTACATCATTGATTGCAGCTTGATTTGCTATACCTGTAGCTGCACTTATTGTTATCTCATGAATCTTTAAATATCCTGCTGGTGTGCTTGGAACAACCGGAGAACCTGCCGGCTCACCCTCAACAACAACTATTTCAGCTTGCCAAATTTTTGAACCAACATAAGACCTATCGGTAATGGCGCCCGTATCTGCATCTTTATATTTTCTCGTTACCGTAGCACCGTCAACCAATGCAGCTTTAACACAAACGATATCAATTCTGTCATTAGATGAATCAGGAGCACTAAAACTTATGCTGTCGTTTGCATCCATGTAAATAGGCTTATTTACCGGCTCAAAAGAATCTGTTGCAATCTCCTGAAAACCCAATCCTGACTTGACTAGAATTGAAGCAGAATCAATAAAAGTTGCAGCAAAAGAATCCTGAAAGAAAGCATTTGTTTTTCTTCCTAGCATTTCCTGCGCTAAATAATCAAAAATACCTCTCTCAACTCTCCCTGCGACTTTGTTTAGGTCTGAGGAAATTATCTCTTCCCCAATACCCCAGTTTTGCCTTGACTCCATATTACCCCTCGCTTACTCGCTCAATTAATCTATATTCTGTTCCTAACGCCTTGGCGGCATTAACCACCTCAACTATATTTTCAAACAATGTTATATCTGACTCATTTTCGCCTATTGTTGACATATTATCACAATAGGCATTTACATCACAAAATGTTATTGCTGTTGGGATTTGATGATAAACCAAAATTGAAAAAATATTATAGATTAAATCTCCAACCTCGATAACATTTCTGTCACAAAAAGCACCCCTATCACAAAAGTTTTCAGCAGCAAAATGCTCAATTATTGTGCACTCGCCCCTTAACAATAGAGTATTAACCAATGCTCTAATTGCCTCAACATTTGAAGAATTTAAAATTTCTCTTACTCTTGATCTGAATGACTCTTCTGTATCTATTAAAGACTTATATTTGTTTCTATCTTTTCCATGCAAGTCTAAAAACTCACCCGTTGAAGTGGTTATAAAAGTTTCTTTTAAATGATCGCTAACCATCGTCTGAAAACTTTCTAAAAGCTTTGCATAACCATAAAATTGAGCAACGGCGTTTTTATTCTCTTGGAAAACCCACTTAGGAACAAAACTTTTTAATTTTTGAAACCATTGTTCTTGTGTCAGCATCCAAAAATCCTATTGAATAGTAATATCACCAGAAACAAGCTTAACGCCTGCCGAACCAGCAATATTACCCGTTGGTACAACTGTTATTATAGAAGTTATATCGTTAGTTCCTGTTGGCCCCCAAATGCTCAATATATAATTCTTTGCGGTTACCCTATTGAACCCCAGACCAATCGTTAAAATATTATCTATATAATTTGCCATATCTTCTTCGATCAATGTCGTATCTGTTGATAATTCAGCATAATTAGGCCCCGCAGGATTTAAGGTTATTTCTGCCGTCCAGTCAACTACACTAGAACCGGCACCGACTACCTCAATTTTTACCCCTGCCGCCCTAACAGAAGAAATTGCTTCCTCTGCTTTTGCTATAAGATCGCTAGAATAATTTCCATCAGCATCGGCAACGTAAATTGTTACATAGGGGATTCTAAAAGAAGTTCCATATGGGACATCAAAATCATCGACATTAATAACTTTTTGTAAAACTGTTACGATAGAAACGTAAGTAATCTCTGGAACCGCTTCAACGGCTCCCCTAATTGCTGATTCTGTGGCACCAGAAAGAGAGTCAATCAAATTACTAATAGTTTCTCTATATTCATCATCTTCTTGTTGATCTGTTCCCCCTGCTGCTGCTGTCGAATTAGTCACAACAACGCTAGTATCTGTTAAAGCTGACTCAATAACTGTTAAAGCACCAATAGCAACATTTGTATTTACACCTGTAGTAGTTGCCGTTGCTGCGATATTTAAAGTCAATCCCGTCATTGTTAAAGTTTCATCTGTTGTAAATCTTACTTCTACGCCGTTAGCGTCTTTGACGGTTTTAACAACTGTACCACCTGGAATAGTTACATCACCGGCATCAGTATTTGCTCTCGAAAATATTAAATCAACCGTTGCGCTTGTTGCTTCTGGCCGTGCGAACCGCGTACCAAAGTGATCAACTGCCAAATATTCTAAATCTGTGCCCTCTGCACTAGAAAAATATGTTTTTAAAAATTCATTTATTAGTAATTCAATTGCTTCGTTTAGTGCGCTTGTGGTAGCTCCTGCAATAATATCCTGCATGGAACCTTCATTAAAATCAATTATATCTGAGCCTCTTGCAATAACTTCAGCTTTCAGAACATCGTAAAGCTCTTGGCCTGTTAAAACTTTAGTCGCCATATTTAAACCTCTGCCTCTATTATTGTCGAACCATAACCAACGATTGTAACCTTAACAACAATATAAAAAATGCTTCCATCTTGTCTTATGGATACAGAATCAACACTTTCAACATCTGTATCTTTTGCAAGCTGTTCTTTAATTCTAAGGGCAATATCTCTTTGTGTCGACAACGAAGGAATACCATTTTGAAATTGTTTTAGCCCAACGCCAAAATCAGGTCTATGAACTAATGTCGTTGGCTGTGTCATTAACCTATGCATAAGCCTTTGTTTTACATTATCAATGCCCTCTATTTGTACAAAATCACCACTGGCAGTTGCCTTAAAATCTGTATCATGCAGTAAATCTTTCTTGTATGTTTTATCAATTTCACTCATGATATTTCACCTTCTCCGGTAACTGGCCCCATAGAAGTTGTAAAACTTCCCGGCCCTACTTGCACAAGCTCAAGCAAAATGCGGTTAATTGTCTTTGTTATTACATTTGCCGCCTGCTCTGCAATTGCCTCATCTGCAATTGTCCCATATTCTGCCTCTAATTCCTCTAAATATATCGCCTTTGAAGCTTCGTCAGTTAATGCCATGCTATGCCCCTTTTTCCGTAAATGCCAAATCTGACAATATAGCATCATCCCCAATTGGAGAGCTTGCCAAGTCCTCAACATCTGATTTTGATGTTTGATCATCTGTCGCTTTATCTGTTGGAGTGGTAAAAACTCCCAAATTACCAATGTGCTTATGGACAGAATCGTTATCAAATTTTGTTGCCAATAATGTTAGTAAATCATCAGCAAAAGTTTTAAAAACTTGCCCTAGCACAAGATTCTCTGTTGGAATGGTATCATTTTGTGACAAATTTATCCTAGTATCTGAAGTAATCCATGTTTTTTTGCCAATTAACGAACGTAAAACAGTGTCACCAGTTACCGCATTTTGCGGAATTTTGTCGCTTTCAGAGAATAATTTTGTTAAAACAACCGGAAAATTATCATCTGTGAAGGCAACTAGCACTAAATCATCTTTGTTAGGAAGTGTTATTGATTGTGAGCCAACTGAATCCGACGAAACATCAGCAATTATTTTAAGTGAATCTGGCAAAGTTGTGCACTCTGCCCTCACAAATGACCTATCTGCTGCAATGTGCACCTTCTCAATTAAAGCAAGAGTTATTTTAAAGTTATTATCTTTAAAAAGTGACCTCATTTCTTGCAGAACATCAGACATTTTAAACCCCTAATCCTGCGTTATCTAATTCAATAAAATTAATAAAATCAATTTCCATCGAAAAACCAGTATCTTGATTTATTTTAAACGTAACCGACTTAACATAAAAGACGTATGCCGTTCTATTTAATGATTCTGCCAAAGCTTCCGCAACTTTTGGCTCGAATTGCTGTAAAATTAAATATCTTTTGCGTTCTGACATGCTGGATAGTGTTCTTATTTTTTCCATGTCGTTTACATCTATATAAACTTGTATCGCTGAACCATTTCTAATAGATGCAAAGCTTACTGGCATTGTTTCTTTATCAACATAAGGAACATAATTTCCGTTCTTATCTTCTCGATAAGCTGTTTCCGGCAATTCCATTTCCTTGGTTTCTAGCTTCCCTTCTAATTGCTGTCTTGAAAGTTCTTCATATATTGACTCTCCAACCTCAATTAATTTTTCTTTTGACGAAATGTCAGGAACATTAAAACTTAAATATGGTGCAGCTTGCTGTGGCTCAATCTTCTTACCATCTTTATCTAATTGTGGGATAGTTACTTCAACGCCGCCGCCAATATCGCCACGATTAGATTCTAGCGGTATTTTTGCCTCTAACAATGTTTTTTTGATCACATTAACCGATCTAACTTGTATGTTAAAGCCTTTGTGTCTTCCTAGTTTCCTCTCAAAAGAAAGTGAAGAAAGATTTTTTCCATAGATAAAGTTTTTTATTTTTTGTTTTTTGTATAAGTTTCTTGGCTTGTTAATAATAAGTTTATCTAAGTCCATGTAGCAAATTAAACCAGCTCGCTCGATTATTTCTTGAATCATGTCCCAAAAAGTACCATTGCGCTTAGGATTTACTATTCCTGATGTACTTTCAAGGTCTGGTGCTAAATTTGCCAATATTGGAAGATCGCCGCCGGTATTATTAACAACTGATATTTTCTTTGTAGATTCTTGTTGATTAATTAAGTCTTGAATTATCTCATTAACTGGCTTTGTTAATGGTATATGAGCACCTAGATATTTTGAATCGGTGAAAAGACAAGTTAAGTCTCTCCCATTTAGACTAACTATCCTAGACGTATCGTTGAAAGTAATACCCTCTTCGTCGGCATATCCGATAAAAACAACATTGTCACTACTTGGAACCAATATATTTAACTTATTACCTTCGCCTGCAAATATTGATTTTCTATCTTCCATGTAAACAGAAACTTTACACGCCCTAATCGTTCTGGGGTCAAAAGGAAACGACTTATAGTCAATTTCAGCTTTGAAAGTGTCCGCTTCTTTGTAGTCGTTTATTTCAACTGTTAAATTTCTTGCCAAAATTCTTAGCTGACTAACTTCGTTTAATGTACTGTTGTCAAACTTCCCGAAGTCTTCCCAGATAACATCTAAAACTATGGCCCCTTGAGGATAATAAATACTGATATTTTACTCCTTATACCTATAGCCTCGGTATATCTAACTGTGAACCTGTTTCTAGTTCTGTAGTTGATAGTTTGTTATAGTCGTAAATCTTTTTCCATTGTGTACTATCTTTAAAATAAAGCATGGCAATGCTTTGCAGAGTATCGCCAAAAACAACCATGTGCTTGGCCCTTGGCCTTTGATTAACAATGTCTTTAAACCTTTTCTCAAAACTATTTAATAAAGCAAGCAAAGATAAAGCCCCAGCAACCTGTGCTGTCGCATACTTTGAAGCTCCATAGCGTGCCGATATACTCGATGATGTAGCACTGTTAAAGTTAAATCCTTTAACATAATTTATATAACCAACTATTTTATTTTTTGTGTATCTAATAAGCCCCAAAGCACGGTTTACAGAATTTTGTACATCATCAATTGTTTTGATAATTCCATCGACAAAACCAGTTACAGCATTGATTGCATTTGCAACCTCTCCAATTAATCTATTCAATTGCTGTGCAATGCTTAAATTAATACCTTTTGGGATGTTTCCGCCATTAGCAACAAACAAAGTAGCCTGATCAATTAATGCCTCGTTAATTCCAAAAGGAACCGCCCTATCTTGCTCAAGGAATTTAGCGTTTATTGGTGCGGTAAACCCGATGATATTTAGCTTTAATTCGTATTCAATCTCATTATTGTTTATAAGCCTAAACTGGCTTTCTTCTATCAATCCGTACCTTTCCCACTCTCCAAGCTGAAAACGACACAAATTCCCTCTAATTCTTATTGAATCAATTAGTTTTTGAACCTCAAGAGAAACACCATCTAAATTTTTTGGGTATCTTTTATCCTTTAATTTACCATGAATAGTTGTGTCACTTTCTTGAGGGCCAAGAACATGAACAACCGGCTCCGAATAGCCTGAATAAAAATCTTTAACTATCCTTTGCTTACCGCCGAATGGTAAATTATCCATTGGCAATTGGTTATTGTGTAATAAAACCGATTTTTTAGGGCCTTCAAGCTCATCAATAACGAAAACTTCAAAATCTTTATCGCCATAAGAGTAATTTTTAGGCTTGCCACCTGTTAATGGAGATAACAAGCCACCAACCAGATCGGAAACATCACCAATTATCCCACCAACTAAATTATTAATTGGGTCTAATAAGCCCATATATTACCTCGCTAATTGCCCTTTTAATGTTCCTCTTGTCGTATTTGCGCTCTTGGAATTATTGCCTAACTTCATTAACTGCTCGGCAACTGTAAAAGCAATTCTATCAGGTTGAACCTCATGCTTAATCTGGTTGATTATATCAACCTTCCCAATATTAACATTATTTTGCGCAATTGCTTTTTCTTTGCCTTCCTGATCTGGCGATAAATATGGCCTTGAATATTCATTATAGGCCGATTCCATTTTTTTGATAACATCACCGTACCAAGTATTTTTCATCTGATCTAACATGCTGCCATCGTAGCCCATGAAGCTTTTACTTCCTTCACCTGTAGCACTAGAAAGACTTGGAAGACTTGGCAAAATAGAGCCTAAAAAATCTGTAATTATTGAACCAAGATATTTAAAAGCATCTATTACTTGATTTAATGGATTAACTATAAAAAATATTACAATTTCATTGAATAAAGTAAATACCGCCATGAAAACGCCGGTTATGTTTCTAACAACCCATGAAACACCTTCAAGTATTCTTGTTAAAACATTTAAACCGCCTGTTACGTTATCAATTCCGCTAGCAAATCGTAAAATTGGATAAACTAATGCTGAAACAAGATCAATTAATATGTCTATTGGTCTAAATATTTCAATTAATGCTGCTGAAATTCTAGTAAATCTATTAGCAATTACATCAGAATTTTTTATTAATTCAATTATTTTATCTATCCTAAGCTGTTCAACTGCTCTTGATATTCCCTGAAAAACGATCGTTAAAAATCCAAACAAAAATGATAATCTGCCAATTAATGTTAAAAAACCCCCACCAGTGCCAAGAAGTGAACCTATGCTTTTTGCAATTGATACAATCCACGTGAAAAACTTCCCCAAATAGGGGATTTCTGTCGCAATAGAGCCAATTTTAGCACCTAGTGCAGTCCTTCCCAACAATGAGATAACGCTCTCAAGGTGTGCCAATGCTAGGGCAGAACTTGTCCACCATGCTGCCTTGGCAACGTCTGCCGCCAAATGCCTCAAAGATAGCATCTTAACCAAAAATTGCTCTGGTGCCTTTGTTATCGGCTCAATAAATCTTGCCAAATCTTTAACTATGTTGCCGCCCTGATTTTCTATTACTTTAATTACCATGTTCACATATTTGACGACCATTGGAAGGATAACATCGCCAAGTGGCCTCAAAATAGATGCAAATCCGGTAAATAAATCTTTTACTCTCTGAAATAATGCCCCGATTGTGTTCGTTGCACCTTCCAGCTCATCAGCATTTTTTGTAAATTTATCCATTGCTTTATTTAGCGCAACGATAGCGTTTAATTTATCTGACTCAAAAAATTTATTCCATGCCTTCGATGTTCTTATGATGTTGCCTTGAGTGTCTTCTATCCCAACTTCTTTAAAAAGTCTTTTACCCATCAAGCCTTGCTCTGTTGCTTGTCCTGTAGCAATACCAATAAATTGGTTCATTGATTGGGAAGGGTCAACTCCCATATACCTAGATGCTTTAAGATAGTTAGCTGACAAACTTCGAGATATATCGAAGTTTTTTCCAGTTAGCCCAATTGGTGCAGTAAGACCGCCAATAATTTCTGTAGTTTTCAACAATTCCTTAGCTGGAATTGAAAACCTTCTAGCGTCTGCAATAACATCGTTAATAATTCCCTTTGATACTGCCATACGCTCATTAAAAGTGTTAACAGAACCCGAAAAATTATCGATATTAGAAACAATAATGTTAGAAAATGATAATTGAGCTTTCTTAAATTCGTCTGATGCAGAGATTGCATTGCCAAGAACCCCAAGAATACCACCACCAACTCCGGTAAATGAAGCAACAAAATTCAGCCCAAAATTTTGAGCTTGATACATTAAGTTATCTATTGAATTAGATAAGCTTCCTATTTTGTTTTGGATTGCGCCTATCTCTGCACTTGCCAGACCAGCATCGAAAGCAAATTCGGCACCAATTTTAAAACCTTCTATCAAAATTGTCATTGTCCGTTTTCCTTTCTTATTATGTCGTTTAACAGCTCCAAGTATAGATCAAATTCCGATGGAGACATTCGCCTAATCTCATCTTGGCTTAAGCAAGTATATCTTTGAGCAAAAACGACCTTACTCCAATACCCCCTTATAGGGTTATTATCTCCTGCGTAAAGCTCAATTCGTTTCCCATTCCCGATATTTCAGAAATTACTTTTTGAATAACTGAAATTTCTGCCATGGTAAACATGTCTTCAAGTGGCTTTCTCACGTCACTATCGCCATTTACAGATATTAAAACCTCTTTAATAAGATTTTGCTGCATTTTAAACATATATCTATAACGATCATCAACGCCGCCCATTTGTTGACCAGTTATCTTCATTGCATTTTCGATATCTGCATTGTTCGGGTCTCTCAAAATAATTTCTTTTAAACCGATTTTAACTCGTACCGCTGTCTTTTCCATATAATTTTGCTCCTTTCTATTTATAAAGTGGGGTTTTTACACCCCACAAATTAAATTTTCTTTCTAAAAGATGATTGAAAATCAAGTCTTTTAGTTACTTTTTGATTTCCTTGACCTGTCTTACTCAATTTTAACTGTGTATCCATGTGAAGGAATGAAGCCGTTCTCCCATCACTATAATTTTCAGTTTCGAGAATAGCTAAATCACTAATCCCAACGCCGTTATAGTTCTGGCTTGTAATTGCTTCCATCAATTCGTCAAGTTCTGGCCCTTTAACTTCAAGATCAAACGAACCTGACCAACCGCTAAAAGTTTGATCCCCTTCGGGAATTGGATTGCCTACATATTGCGAACGTGTAAAGTTTGAATCCTGATTAACTGTTACGTTTGTAATTGTATCAATAACAACCTTTTTTCCGTCTTGAAAAAATTCAATTGATATTTGGTGCCCTTTAATGCTTGGATTTCCCATTTTATCTACTCCTTACGCTTCTACAATCACGCCAGTACCGATTTCAGCTTTGAAAACTATAAATCTCATGTGTGACCATATTCTTTGTTTATACAAAATGTAATTGAAGCCTTGACCGATTGAAGTGTCATCGTTCAAAGTCTCGATATCTACAAGCTTGGCAAGCCCACCATTAACCTCTGAATCTTTTGGTAAAATTCCATTTTTCTCAAGGTTTTGCTCAATATAGTTAAGCATTGCAGCTTGAATTGCTTTTCTATTTGATGAACTATTGATCGCATTTTGATAATTTTTCAAAAATGATGTGTGTGCATCTATTAAAAAATCAGTCATTCTTCTGCGTGATACTGTTACTTTTTCGCTGTTAGCTGTTTGAGTAACAACACCAGACTTAATTTTGAAGCCAATATCTGAATCAAATTCAAAAGAAGAAATTCCTGCGGCCATCAAAGAGATATAATCAGCTCTTGATAGTTTTTGCTTGATATCAGTAACGCCATATAGATATTGGCTATTGCCTGCAAATGCTGGGTCAATATGAGGCCCAATATTTGACATTATCGAAGCATAAAAACTTGCGGGAGACATAAATTGTTTAACGCCATTAATAGTTGTTTCTAACCAGTTAAAGGCATAGATTAATCGACCGTCAACGTCTTTAAGTGTTGCTACTGCTGCAATTGCTTCTGTTGGTGTTTCGTCTTCATCACCAGCAAGAATCATCATTTTATCTTGTGTTGTTGCTGCTGATGTTTTCAAATATCCGTTTCTAGTTGAGTTATAAACATCCAAGAAAACAAAATTTCCTGCACCTTCTTGCTCTGTAACTGCGATAGAATCTTCATAATCAGTATCAACAACTGTTCCATCTGCTCCACCTGTCAAAGCAGTATAAGTTACCGCTGCCGGTTCTACTGGTGAACCTGAAGTCAAAACAGTAGGAACAACAAGTTTTGAATTTGCCATACTTGCTACTATGTTGCTTCTTGTGCAGTTGTCATAAATTTCTTCTGGAAAATAAGAAACATTATCATCATCGTCTAGCTTGATTGAATATTTATTTCCTTCTGTAGTCCCTGCCTCAATTTTAACTTGGATATTGTCACCCATTACACCCTTATACTTTGCTGTAAAGGTAATTGAATCAACGGGAGTACCTGCGCCATCCTTAAAAGTCTTTGCCGAAGCTGCTGCGCCGGTTGCTGCAACTCTGATAATTTTCAGTGCAGAAAATGACTTGTTTCTTAATGCTTGCATCCCACTATGTGAAGTGTTCATGTGCAAACGATAAAATTCTAATTGCTTGGTAACTACACTTGAGAGCGTATTTTCTGGCCCCCAACCAAATAAACCAATTGCAATCGCTGTTCCTACGCCTTTGCTTAAAATTTGTGGTGCTGGTGCCTGTTCATCGGCAACAATACCGTCCACTTCTGCGTATTCTAGTGGATTTGTTGTTTTGTAAACCATCTTACCTTCTCCTTATGTTGTTTCCGAAATATCAGGTACAATCTGACTCTCAACAATTTTTGGCATTATTACTTCTTTTATCTCGTCAAAGTGACACGACAAAATAACTTGTAATCTGCTTTCACCTCGTTGAGCTTCTGCCTCACCTCTTATTTGATTATATCTAACAATATCATATCTTGCTAGTGTATCGTAATACCCCTGTAATTCTAAAATTAAGCCTTTTGGGTTGTCGATACTTTCGCCCTGTGATTTGTTGATTGCGTTTTTAAATCTTTGAAACGCATTCCCTAATCTTGACTTAGATTCTTCCCAAATATCGACTACAATATTAAGCTCAATTCTACCTATGGCATACCTAGCTCTGACATTCACCAAATCGCCTGTGATAGCTATTTGCTCTATAAATCTAGGCGCATTACTTATTATTGTACATTCACCCGATTGATCTAACGAAATTGTTGGCAATTTAAGCTGTTTGTTCGCTTCCGGCCAACCGTGATAAATCTGAATAGGATTAGTTCCTGTCTGTAGTTCTGCCTTTAAATATTCTTTTAATGACCATACCGCCGTAAAATCTTCCGACAAAATTAAACTTGTTGTCATTGCATGGCCTCCAAATCTAACTTAATTTGTCTTATTATTTCAGGGATTGCGTCTTCTAGTATATGTTTTGGCTCCATTCCCTGCTTTTCAATCTTTTTTTGCGTATAAACTGCCAACGCCCAAACATCTTTTGAGTAGTCTGGCGGTTGAGAACCATCTTTTAAAACTCTCTTGGCCCATGCTAATAATGGAGTTAGTGGCGGTCTAAAAGGCCTTGCTCCATATTCAACTATTGCCGCATGTGGTGCATAGTTACCTAAAATTATACTTTTTTCAGTCTCTAATAAGTCCCACGATTGCGCAAAAAGACCTGTATCAACTGGCGAAGTTTTAACAATTTTTTCAAGGTGTGAATAAATAGATGATGCAACAACTTTTTTCTGCTCTGACCTTATGTCGGCATAAGCATTTCCAAGCTCTTTTGCAAAATCTTTTAATCTTACCGTTTTAATCATTAATATAAACCTTTTCGCTTGCTGTTTTCCTGATTTGCACGTTCCACCAACAATAATCTTCTGTAATAGATATTACATTATAAAGCTCATTGTTTAGCATATAAAAACGCTCTATGTTTTCGCTTTCTCCGTCTAATAAGGTGCAATTTATATCTGCTTTACTAAACTTATTTTTAGATATCATTTTTAAAATTAAATCGCCTTGCTTAACATTTCCACCCTCAAGCATTTTTAACGATAGCGAATAATCGACTATTCTCGGAGTAGGAAACAATTGCCTTTCTATTGTGTCAACAACCTCAACCGTTCCAAATCCTTCTAGTTCTGGCTGTAATGCGTTTTTTGTTCTTTTGATGATATAAACTTTGTGCTTTTCCGCTCCAAGATCATCACGAATTTGAAAAATACTATCAAGTGAAGCTGTTAAATCTGATATTAATGTCATGCTGTCACCGCCGGTAATAGGTCTGATATGTCTTTCGAGATTGCATCGGGAGCGGTAAATAATAATTTGCCTGCGCTGCCTTTCTCGACCGTTATTGACTGACCTGTTGCCTCGTCCTCATAAAAAATAGTTACTTTGTATTGTGTGCCGGCAACAAATTCGCTAGATCGAATCAGAGGAGTCGTAAAATATCCATTTTCATCTGTAACAACCTCTTCATATAAAGTTGAAACGATATTTTTATTTGCTTCTTTATAATATGCTGAATTGCTTAAATACAATTCAAATCTTAACTTAGCACCAACCAAAGGATTCCCGTTGATTCTTCTTACATAACCGTCAATTATTACTGTATCTGGCTGTGTTTCAACTCTCCCAAAATTAAAGTCAATAAAAGAAGAAACAATATAAGGAGTAACATTTTCATCAGTTGTTTTTAATAACCACCTTGGATAAATAGTTGAGTTAGCCCCTAATTGCTGTGTAAGTTCTGCTAAGTGTGATTGTATTTCTTCTTTTGTGTTTCCCTGTTCCGTTGTTCCGTCTGATTCTTCCCATATTTCTGAAACAGTATTGAACCAATTTAAGACATTATCTATTCTTAAAACTCTTCTTATTAAAGTATTTGTTGGCTCTAATATATCATCATCGTAATCTAATATTTCTCTTGATTCTATAGGAATTACAGGCTCAAAATACCCTGTTAGTGCCCTTTTTTGTCCTGTCATTTCAATACTAAACAAATCGAAATATTGTTGAACATTTCCGGCCGGTAAAATTATTCTCATGGTTACAGAGCCGCCGCCTTCTGCCGGAAAGTTAATTACATTATCTTCAAATTCTGTTAATGAATTTGATTCTGCTTCGGTTCCATCAGATTCTATCCATTCACCACCTGAAAACCAGTAGCCACCAGTAATTAATCTTGCCAGTGATGAAGCTAAAAGAGTGACTGCATCTATTGATTGTATCGAACCAATGCCTGAATAAACAAATGGCGGCATATCTACTATGGCCTGATAATGTTTAGTCTCTGGCAAGCTATAACCAATTGTATAAGACGCATCGTTAATGCTTTCAAGCTCTTCGGGTAGTCCGTTATATACAACAATGTCATCAAACTCTAAGTTATTACCAGCAAGTCCAAAAAACACTAAATATCCATAAGACGTCAAGTAAGTTGGCGTCGTGGAATAAATTGTCGTCCTAGAGCCATCGGCAAACAATGTTATTTTTCCATTTGGAAAATCCCAAGCAAAAAGCAATTCTATAGTTTGCCCAATGGTTAAAGTAGTGGTGTTAAATCCAAGATTGCTCGTATAACTAGAACCGTCTGCTCTTTTGCCGGCGAATCGCCATGCGCTCGCCGTGTCTCTTCTTAATTCTAATAATCCTTTTTCCGATGAAACGCTTTCTTGAAGCCTAAAAATTCTTTGTAGGCCTGTCGGATTTCCACTGGCAAGGGCCGTTATTTTCATTCTGACAGCACCAACTCCGCCGGTAATAGGTATAATCCCAGAATGTACAATTGACTGATCTCCAACCGATCTTGCCTTACCGGAAACAAAAGTAACTCCATTGTTAACTGTAGTTAGCGTGTTTGTAGACCAGTTTACCAAGTATGGATTTGTAGTTTGATTAAAAGTGTGTGCTAAAACCGCATTATCGGGTCTTTGATCTGTATGTTGAACCCTTCCGCCGCTAAATTCTGATACAGTGTCGTCATAGTCAAAATCAACATCGTTATCAAAATTTTGCGTAAATATTTGACTGGGATTATCAACAAATTGTAATTTACCCTTGCTGTCTTCTATTGCAGTATTGTTTTTGGTAAAATTTGCCTCATTACTAAAAATATATGATTGCTCTATACCCATCTGCTTTAACCCCTATTAGTAAACAACTCTTACGTTTCGATTGCCCAATCTGCCTCTGTATGTGATATTCATCAAATTAGATAATTCAACATATAAATTTTTTAATTCAATCTTAAGATTGCTTGAAACATTATCGCTATTTAAAACAATATCGCCAACCTGCTTAACCCTCATATCACCTTGCGAAGATGTTATATTTAACTTCGTTGCTGCTATTTGGTCTATCAAACCCCTGACGATATCCTCAAATTCAGAAGGAAAATTTTCAAATCTATCGTTTACAATCGAATTATACTCAATCGAATTGGGGTCAACGACTTTCGCCGGATAACCCAAGTGATAAAGGATTATCGCTTTTTCGTCGGTATCAAATGCCATGATATACCTCTATTTTGCTCTATTTTTGTCGTTTTTTCTCAATTTTTGCTCAAGTTCATCAATCTTTTGGATTAATTTCTCATTTTCTTTTTCTAATAATTTAATTATTTCCTGCATTGTAGGCTTTTTTTCATCTCTTTTTTTAAGAATTGCCTTACCTGTAGCAGTAATCTTTTTATTCTTTGTGTAAATCATTTTTCTCTCTTCTTTTGATTGCTCTTTTTAAATAAAGGTGCCGGAAGAAAAGAGCTTAAACCGGCACCCTAACTATTGGTAAAAGTCCTAATTACCAACAATCTCAACATCTAAATGAATTGAAGCGTTTGTTAATGCTCCTGAAGCTGCTTTTGTTAAAGCAATACTTAAAAATTCACCTTTTTCTAGTGTAATACCAAGATTGTTTGTTAAGCCATCTGCCGGCATAACTAGAGGCAATGCCTCTCTGGCTGCAAGTCCTGCTTGAGTATCTGCCACTGTCCCGACTAAAGTTCCATTAACCAAGCATTGTGCTTGGATGTAGTCTGTACCCGAAGCCGCAACCGCTGTAATATCCACTAGGGCAACACCACGAACGATCATTTTTTTATGTGCATAGAGCAAACCTTTTTCTGCTGTAGCTGCAATTGCTCCAACTGCTACCGTTACTTGTGATCTATTATTACTATTCATTTAAAACTCCTTATACGCCATCAGCAACACTAATAGGTGTTGTTACTGAAGCTGCTGTTAAATAATCTGCTGATTTTTTAGCGTGGAAAGATTTAACTGCATACCACTGAGTAGCAACAATTACTTGTGTTCTTGCTAAAATATCTTTGTCAACATCAAATTCCATATCTTCAGACGGCATAAAACCATAAGAATTTGGCTTGTGAATCATTGCTCTGTATGCGTCTTTGCTGTCAATATCTGTGTGTTTAACAACTTTATCGTTTACAACAATTACCAACCCTTGATTTACACGACCTTTATAACCATTAACAAAATAAAACGGGTCATTAGCATCTGCCTTAATAAATCCTGTTCCTGAATCAGTAACATAGTCAAGATATTGAAGTGAATGCATGAAAGCAACTTGTGCCTCGTCTGCTCTGTCTCCAAATGCAGTAACTTGACCTTTCATAAGGTTTTTAACTGTCATTAAATCGTTTGTTGCACTTGTTCCAAGGAAACCAACTTTATAATTTCCGCTTGTGTTTGTCTCTGTATAGAGATTGTTATCAAGTTTTTCAGCAAGTACACGTGCAATTTGTTGTCTTGCTTCTGTGTAAATTCTAT